TCTAATAAGCCATCATTAGGGGCTTTTATAATAATTGCTTGGTTTGGTTTTCTTATTTTAAGAAACCCACTTGCTATATTTTCATATTCAGGTCGTTGGTCTTCAAGATTTGTAATAACATTATCCACATCACCAAGATAGGTGTTTAATCTATTTCTCATTGACTCAAGAGTTTTTCCTTGATTGACACTATTACCCTCTGCCTGTTCATCTAACCTTGTTATAAAAGCATTTGATTGATTTTCAAAACTGATACGAGATTGTTCATCTTGTTCATAGTTTACAGGATTCTCTACAACCCCATCATTATTGGAATCTTCAAAAATAGGTCTTGGTCCTATTAAGGTATCAAACTCTGTAAAAAAATTGTTTATCTGATCTTGACGAGTTGTTTGTGTGGGTAACAATTCAAATATATTAGTATCTAATACCTCACTAGCTTTTTGAGGATTTATTTTTACACCTGTTTTTGGTTTCGTCAATTGACTAAGATTTAAAATGTTTATGAAAAATCTATCTCTTACTACAGCAGACATTAAAAACCTCCTGACTCTTGTGTTTGAATGAGAGCTTCATCATAGTATAATATTGCCTCTTCAGCAATAACAACATCAATTATAAGACCATCATTATTATATCTCATCACATATTGTTGTAGTTTGAAATATTCTCCAGGTGACAATGGAGAGTCGTATGGATTAGAGTAATCAATTTCATCTGGTAATACAAGACTGAATTTAGATTCAATATCAACAATAGAATTTTCATGTATATTTTGACAAATTTGTTCAAAATTTTCACCTTGTAAATCCTCTCTATTTTCTAAAGTATTTCGGTCTTTTTTATAAAATACAAGTGGTTCGTCTTCGTTACGACCTGTCTGTTTTATCCCATCTCTTACTGTGGTTTGCATTGATAAAATTTGTTCATCACTTAGAGTATTATTCTCAAACCACTTCTTGTAAATAACATCACTAACTATTTCCCTAACTGCTTGTATAGTTTCATAACTAACTTCTTCAACAACATCAGCGCTATCAACTTGGACTGCAGTAATTTCAGATATTAAACTTTGAATAATTATTTCTTCTGGCACCATATCATGACCTATACCAAGAATGCCTTCACCAATCATAGCAGTCCCATCTTCATGTAGGTGGTATACACCCACATATGGATTAAGTAAATTTGGTAGAAGATAGTCTGAGTTAGGATCAGCAAAATACCAACTATCCTGTTCGGTAGCAATTAACCCAACTTCAACTATTGGGTTTGTTACTTCTTCCTCTACCTCTTCCACTTCCTCTACCTCTTCTACTTCCTCTATATCTTCT